ATATTTACTCTTTCATTTCTTTCTTTTTGATTTAATCTTGATTGGATTATTTTTTGTTCCAGTACCGAACCATTCTAAGCGGAAACCGTGTATCCGGAGCCAATATTTAAAAGCGGGGATAGTTGTCTGTTTCATATTCTTCTCGATTAAATTATTACCATGACATCACGCTTTCTGGCGAATATAGAATCCGTTATATAGTACGTGATGGCTTTCTCTTCCGCATCTCTCAACAATTCGTGTTTAAGAATCTTATAGTAGGAGTTGGTATGCGCTGCATAGACCATGATTTCTCTTACCCGTTTCAAATCGTCTAAAAAGGATTGAGGGTTATGTTCCTTTATTTTCTTTATATTCATTTGTTTTCCTTCCTTTTATTCCGTTCCCGATTGTCTTCCGAAACACACATTTTGCACCATGATGTCTTGATGTGATACACCTTTCCGTTGCGATAGATTGTCCTGTCATAGAAGCAGAATAGTAGAAGCGGTCTTTTGCAGCGGCTACATACCTTGCGTTCTACACCGTCCACCATCACCCGGTTCCTCGGTTTCCGCTTCACTATCTCGCACAGACCGCATTCGGATGCACCGTACTTCCGGCAATAGGCAAGGGAATGCTTGCCACATTTCGCGAAAGAGGTGCAATCGGAGCGGGGGACTGTCTGATGGATGTTCATACTATTTGCCTTTTTCTATAGATTCTATTGCCAGGAATATCTCATACATTACTTGTGGCGTATTTCCATACATATCCACCAGCTAATTTCCTTTTCCCTTTACATACATCACAAATATGTGCGGCATTTATCCCAGTGATTCGGGATGCGTCATTTAAAACTTCAAATCTGTTTATCAAATTCCCATCAACCGATAATTGCAATACAGGCTTCCTTGTTTTCTCTATCAATAAAAAATTCCTTTTACCGTAGTTACAATTATACGATTCGCTACACCATTCGAGATTGTCAACATTATTATTGGTTTTTATTTCATCTTTATGGTTTACTTGTGGTAGATTTTTTCTATTTTCTATAAACGCTTTCGCGACAAGCCTATGCACCAAACAAGTCTTCTTTTTCCCTCTTAATATTAAATTAACTTTTAAATATCCATTTGTCGCTATTGTGGGAGATAAAACCTTTCCATGATATATATGATTCCCTAAAAACATACTGACGCTTCTAATACGTCCATGACTACTGACTTCATATCTTCCATCATAACCTTCAATAGTTTTCCATTCTTCCATTTTCTACAATATTTATTGCTCTAAAAATTTCATATATAACCTGTGGTAAAATCGCATTGCCGTATGCCTTTATTGATTCCTGCCGCCACTTTGAAAAGGCAATACCGTCCAATCTGGTGGAAATCCCATCATCTCGGCTACAAACAGGGGATTGAGTAGGGAAGTTTTCCCAATCAGGCGGGCACACAAATGATTCAGTTCTGATGTCCGGGGACTGCCGTCTTTCCGGTCCTTTGCCGTTCCGGGATTGTGGCAACTTGTCGTTGGTGTAGGTAACATTCCGTGGAAATCCATTAGGCTGTTCGGACGATTGCTTCCGTTTCTTCGACTCGCCATCGTTTTTGCACCTGCATTTTTCAAATCCTTCACCTGTTTTGCATGGTGTATGTCGGTAGACATCGGCGTCGGGAGCAGCCCTACCGGATAGAATGTTGTCTTCCCATTTTCGTTGCATACCTTCAACCCCTGCGTCTGCACGGTGGACAACAATTTTCTCTCCGCATTCAACCTTGCATTCATCGCCTCCTCTTTTGTATCGAAAAATCCGAGGTGAATCCTTTTCCTGTTCACATAGATTATCGCATGCCATTTGTTCCGTCCCTTCGGTTTCCTTACTCCTGAACCTTTCTTCCGATTGTGAAGATTTTCCCAATGAGCTAATATCCGAAGATTTTGCTTTCTGTTGTCCGTTTTGCATCTGTTGATATGGTCCACTTCCTCGTTTTCCTTCGGACAGCAAATCAATCTGTGCATCAAGATAGTCTTCCATTTCTTTCCATCTTCTTTCGCTCTGATTGTTCTGTAAACATACCCTGAATTGTTTATCTTCCATTTCCATTGATTCAGAAACGGAAAATCTTCCGAATCTACAAGTATATCCACTCCCGATGTTGTTGTTATTGTCTTGTATTCTTCTCGCAATAAAGAAGACACGGTCCCTTCTGTGCGGCGCTCCGACGGCACAAGCCGGAATAACAACCGGTTGGACGGAATATCCTTCACGTTCAAGGTCGTTACACACTGTTTCGACGACGTATTCCTGCTGATGCAATATTCTTTCTCGGTCAACCTCTCCGAACAGAGATTCTTCACGTCCCAACGCAGTTTCACTGCCGGGTTGTACCATCGAGAGGATTCCAGCAACGTTTTCACCAACAACCCAATCGGGCTGAATCTCCCGTATCGCTCGTAGCATTTCCGGCCAGAGGTAGCGGTCATCTTCCGCTCCCTTTCGCTGTCCGGCGCAAGAAAAAGGCTGGCAGGGGAAACCTCCGGTGAGGACATTGATTTTTCCCCGCCACTCTGTAAAATCTGTTTTCGTGATGTCTTCATAACTTTTGCTGTTTGGAAACCAATAATCAAGTATTTTTCTCCCGAACGGGTTTATTTCACAATGGAACA